CACAATGACACTTACGAAAAACACCGAAATCCTCCGCGCCGAGGTTGCCGCGCACATCAAGGCAGATGCTTTGGTTCGTGGATCGTATTGGAGGCCCCGCGAAAACGCCGTTGGGGGACGTGGCTGTTTTATCTCATGCCTGACGCATTGCAGCGACCCCACGCTGGCCTTTGAGCGGTTTGGCTTGCCCGTTGCAGTCCTGCGCATTGCCGAAAATATCTTCGAGGCATTGCCCGCTGCCGAAGGGAGGGCATTTTTTGCCGCCTTGCCAGACGCAGTTGGGCGCGACGGAAAAGATTTGAGCCGCGTGCACTGGGGGTTTCTGGCCTCCGAATTGCGGGCATTGCCCCAGACAACGGACGCCGCACAGGCCGTCATTGATCTGGTCATTGAGGGCATGGATTTACTTTTTAGCGCCCAACAATGGCCCGATGCCGCCCATGCCGCCGACCGTGCCTATATTGCCGCCCTTGGCGGGGTCGCACATACCGCCTATATTGCCGCCCGTGCCGGGGTCGCACATGCCGCCGCCCGTGCCGCCGGTGCCGCCGATGCCGCCGTCCGTGCCGCCAATGCCGCCGATGCCGCCGATGCCCGACTTCGCCAGCGCGACACGCTTTTGGCGCTCATTGCCGACGCCAACGCCCCCTACTGCGCCACGATCCGCATGGGGAAGCTGACATGACCCTCACACCCCGCGACCGGATAGCCAGCCTTCTACGCCAAGCCAACGCGCTGACAGTGTACGAGGTGGCGCAAATCACCAACATCAGCGCCCATGCCGCCCAAGACATCCTGCGCGAAATGGACGAAGGCGGAGACGCATTTATGCGCAACGGGTTTTACAGGGCAACCGAAGTGCTCAAGGCAGCAAAGGAGATGAACCAATGACATATGAAGAAATGCGAGCAGCTCAATTTGATGTGTGCCGTGATTGGCTAAAGCAATACGCGGATGACGGCGTTTGGTTGAGCGAAGTCGCCCGCCGCACTGGCACTGATAAAGGCACGATAGCCCGCCTAGCCAAAAAACACGGCTTGATTTTTTCCCGACCTCCCAAAAAGATCCGACATCGGCGCAAGACACCCGCCAAGGCAGAGCTTCGTCAGGCAGAGGCAAGCCTGAAAGCGCAGTTAAGCCGTCACACCAAGCGGCTCTTGAACGCGGGATACAAGCCAGAGGCCGCAAAGATGGAGGCGTTTCGGACGGTAAAGGCGCTGATAGCCCTTGACACAACCCGCAACCCCGTGACAAGATAATCTTGTTCATAGTTGTTGTCTCCTTTAGCCCCGCGCCGTAAAAAGCGCGGGGCTTTTTTGTTTTCGTTGCTAACATCAGCGCGGGGTGGTACTCTTAGGGCGGACACAGGAGAACCAAATGGACTTGAACGCAATCACAGGCGACTTATGGATTGATCACCTCGGTGATCAAATTAAATGGATCAAAGTTCCAAAGCCGGGGGAGCCATTGCGTAAAGGCTCTTACACGGTAAACGGAATTTCTTGCAATGCAGAAGACCTAGTGCACCCAGCAATATTCCATCACCAGCCATGCGGGCTTAAATTGCTCAAGACATATCCGCGCAAAGATATTACGGTTATTCGCAACGGTGTCTGCATCCAAGAGGGAGAACAAAATGACGATTAACAAATTCCGCAGCATCCTCTACGCAACCGCAAAATACAGCGGAGACTTGCAAGCCGTAACGTCAAAGCGCAAGGGGTCTATCTCGCGCCGCATCATGCGCCGCATCGCTGGATACTTCACAGGGCGCGCGCTGGGCAGGATGTTTCGGTGACGTCCCTAATGTGGGAGTGGGCTAAATGCAAAAGGTAGGTTTCAAAAACCCCCCTAAAAATAGGCAGTTTGGGCAACCCGAGGGCAACCCAAACGGCAAGACTTCAAAGCAGAAGCTCATGGAGATGGCCAACGCGGAAAAAGCAACTCTGGTTCGAGGGCGATTGCTTGATGCTGTTATTGAGGCCACAGAGGCTGGAGACACTGCGTCTTTGCAATTCATTGAGGCCGGTGTGTTAAAACTGCTTAAGGACGCTGAGGATCGGGGGCTAGGCACTGCGGTGCAGTCAATCAACGTGGAGAGCCCTGACGGCACTATGACGCCTTCCCGCGAGATGTCCGACGCGCAGTTGCAGGCGATTATTGAAGCCAATGCAAAGCCCAAGTGACGCTGCCCAGGAACTGCTAGACCGCCGCCATGCCCGCCGAGACCTGCTGGCGTTCATCCTATACATGAACCCTGATTACATCGTGTCGCAGTTTGCAATTGATGTGTGCCGCGACCTTGGCCAGTTCTACCTAGATGTAGAGTCGGGCAAGCGGCCCGTGCTGGTGTTTGAAGCGCCGCCGCAGCACGGAAAGTCGGAGATAGTCAGCCGCAACTATCCCGCATGGTTATTTGGGCAGAACCCTAACCTGTCAATCGGTGGGCTTTCATACGGGTCCGACCTTGCCAGCGACATGAACCGCGACATTCAAAAGATTATGATGTCGCCAGCATATGCGCGCCTGTTTCCAAGGTCAGCACTTAACGCCAAGCGCGTGGTGACTGTTGAGATAGAGGCCAAGCGCAACAGCGAGACATTTGAGATTGTGGGCCATGCGGGCAGATACATCGCGCAGGGCGTGGGTGGTCCTCTAACAGGCAAGCGGCTGGACATTGGCATCATTGACGATCCGGTCAAGAACGCTCAAGAGGCCCTATCGCCCGCTACGAAAAAGAGCATCTGGAACTGGTATCAGTCAACGTTCAAAACGCGACTATCAAAGAACAGCGGGCAGATAATCATGGCAACGCGCTGGGCGCTTGATGATCTATCTGGGCGCGTACTTGAAGCGGACGTGAGGGCCAAGCGCATTACGTTCCAAGCAATCAATAAGCATGACGAAGCCCTAGTGCCGGATCTGCACCCGGTAGAAAAGCTGCTAGAGACCAAGGCGGGAATGTCGGAGTTCTTCTGGTCTGCCTTGTATCAGCAAAACCCTATCACGATTGGCGGCGGCATCTTCAAGGATGAATGGTGGCAGTACATAAGCGCACTGCCTGCGATTGAGTGGCGTGGCATATATGCCGACACGGCGCTAAAAACCAAAGAGGCAAACGATTATTCGGTGTTTCAGTGCTGGGGCAAGACACAGAGCGGGCAGGCGGTTTGCCTCGACATGATCAGGGGCAAGTGGGAAGCGCCGGAATTGCTGGTGCATGCCCGCGCTTTCTACGCCAAGCATAAGGCCATATTAGGTCTAGGCACGTTGCGCCACATGAAGGTTGAGGATAAGGCAAGCGGCACGGGCTTGATCCAAACGCTAAAGCGTGAGGGCATCCCGATTCTTGCAATCCCGCGCCATATTGACAAGCTAACGCGCTCACATGACGCATCCCCTTTAATTCAGAACGGAAACGTGATACTTCTAGAGGGACTGCCACACTTGTCCGACATGCTCGCAGAGGCATCGGCATTCCCAAACGGATCACATGATGATACGCTCGACCCCATGATGGACGCTGTGGCTGATATTTGTCGCGGATCGACCCAAACTTTCGGAGTGCTGTAGATGTGGCCATTTTCCAAACCGCTTGAAGCCAAGGACAACCCTGTCGGCGCTGCCTATATGGTTTCCAGCGGGCCAGTCTGGGCGCGGCAGAGCGGCAAGCGGGCATATGTGGACGAAGGCTATCAGATGAACGTTATCGTTTATCGAGCCCTTCGAGAGATTGTGCAGGCCGCTGTATCCATCAAAATCGAGCTGCACCAAGGCGACAAGATCCTCGACACACACCCCGCGCTAGACTTGCTCAAGCGGCCTAACGTGCTGCAATCCTATGGCCAGTGGGTTTCAGAAATGATCGTCAATCGCAACCTGTTTGGCGAGACGTTTGCCGTTGGAACGGTTGGCCCCAAGTTCGCTGAACTGTGGCCAATGAACCCGCTTGATATGGTGATCAAGCCAAGCACCTACGGCATACCATTGGCCTATTGCCATGAGAAGAACAGCAAGGAACAGTATTTCGCCGTTGACCGGATCACGGGCCGAAGCGATGTGTTCTTTCTCAAGATGTATAATCCTAACGACTACTGGCGCGGGCAATCTCCCCTCATGGCTGCTGCGCTTGCCGCTGATACTCACAACGCGGGCAGCAAGTGGAACTATTCGCTGCTGCGAAACAGCGCGCGCCCGTCCGGCCTGATCCGGTTCAAGGGCGGCTATCCTGCGGGCGAGATGATTGCGCGCATGAAGGAATATTTCAAGGACGCGCTTCAAGGCGCAGACAATAGCGGATCGGTTCCGATGCTTGCCGATGATGCCGAGTTTGTGGAGATGTCCAAGACGCCCGTTGACATGGATTTCCTGAACACCATGCGTGAGACTGGCAAGTATGTGGCGTCAGCGTTTGGCGTTCCCTTGCCACTGATCGACAACGACGCCTCAACGTTCAACAATTACGAACAGGCCAAGGAACGGCTCTACACCGATACCGTTATTCCGATGATGCAGGAGTTCATTGGCGCGCTTGGCCACTGGATGCTGCCCGCGTATGGCGACAACCTTGAGTTCAAGCTGGACCTTGACAGCATCCCGGCGCTGGAAGGCTTGCGTGAAAAGATGTTCGCGCGGTCCGTGCTGGCGTTTGAAAAGGGCGTGCTGACCCGTCAGGAAAGCCGGATAATGATGGGCTTTCCAGCTGAGGGTGAGGGCGAGTTTAACCCAGCAATGGCCGCAGGCATGTTTGACCTGCCAGCGGATGAACTCAAGGCGCTTGCTTATGGGCTTGCTGACCTTGAGCGCAAGTAATGGCCCGCACACCCGCATTCATCACGCATGACCCCAAGCGGGAGGCGCAGATACAGTCACGGCTGCTGGACGCGCTTGAGGCAAGGTTCCGGCGCAGGATAGCCAAGGTGCTGGCCAAAGAAGCGGCGGGGCTGCTGGCGCGCTACCGTGAGTTAGGCTTTGTGCCACCACCCGATAATGACGACGAGCGGGCCGTGCGTGACGTCTACATGGAAATCGGCTTGCGATCTGCGCGGGTATTTGGCGCGCGTGTGATCGGCGACGGCAAGGCTCGAGGCCATGTGCTTGAGGTCAAGTTTTCATTTGCGGATTTCTTTCGGGGCGTGGCGACCGGCTGGATCAATCAAGAGGCTATCCGCAGGCGTATTACGAGCGTCACAGAAACTGTGCGGGCGCAGATCGTCAGACAGGTAGAAAAGGGGCAGGCCGAAGGGCTTGGAACTGACGCAATAGCGCGCCTAATCCGCAAGCGCATTCCGGCTGACTCACTCACCAACGCTGCAAGGATTGCCCGCACTGAAACGCACGGGGCGGCAAACTACGCCATGCACGAGACGGCCAAGCAGACCGGCCTAACGCTGGTTAAGGAATGGGTGGCGGCTGAGGATAAAAGAACACGAACAGAGCATATCAACGCCAACGGGCAGACAAAGGCGATGGATGAACCGTTTATCGTTGGCGGCGAGCCGTTGATGTATCCTGGCGATTCATCGGGCCGCGCGTGGAACACCATTAACTGCCGATGTGCTGTCATTCACCGC